TGAACCTGGTAATAAGATGATGGGCAACGCTTTATGGATATGGAAGGAACCTGTTGTTGGTCATAAGTATGTGATGGGTGTCGATGTTAGCCGTGGTGATAGTGAGGACTTTAGTTCATTCCAAATCATTGACTTTGATGAGAGGGAACAAGTCGCTGAGTTCGTTGGTAAATTACCTCCAGATACAATGGCCGAGGTTTGTTACAAATGGGCTAATATGTATTCTTGTTTTGTCGTAATTGATATCACTGGTGGTATGGGCGTCTCTACATCAAGAAAATTACAAGAAATGAATTTCAAGAACTTGTATGTGGATGGTGTGGATAGTACCAACAAATGGAAGTATGACCCAAAAGCCGCTGAAAAGATTCCTGGTATTAACTTTAACAACAAACGTGTTCAAATCATTGCTTCTTTTGAGGAGGTGATGAGACACGGATTTAGAATCTATAGTAGTCGTTTGTATAACGAGATGAATACTTTTGTTTATATCAACGGTAGACCTGACCACCAAAAAGGTCACCACGATGACTTAATCATGTCAATTGCCATGGCAACTTATGTTGCCGAATCATCGTTCGCAAACTTAACCAAAGTTACCGAACACACAAAAGCTATGATTGAGTCTTGGTCGGTTAATTCAAATACACAATCACATGAAGCTATTAGTTTTAATCCTGTAATACCACACGCTCAAGAAAGGATTCGTCAATATGGGGGTCAAAATATCAGTAGAGAAGATTACCAAAGATACGGTTGGTTATTTGGTGTTAGATAATATTTATAAATAAAATTAAGATGGGACTAGTACAACGTAAAAAATCAGGAAACAAATTTAATGGTTCAAAATTAAATGTTGAGGGTAAGGGTATTAGTACCGTTAAACCTGGCGGTAACAATATAATAAACAGACAAAGAGGTAGTGATAATACAGGTGAAGTCAATAGACCAACCAACTCTTAACTATTTAATTATTGATATTTAGAATTAGATTTACTACATGGAAAATAATAATAAACAATATACTGTTTGGCAGAGGTTAACACAAGCCTTTGGTCCTAATGCGTTATTAAATCAGGACTACCCAACTTATAAATTAGATAAGAAAGAATTACTTAGAACCACGTCTAAGCAAGAGTATGAGATGGAGAAACTCCAAGCTCAACAAACTTATTACTTAGCGAACAACTGGACTAAGATTGAAAGTAATTTATATACACAAGCCGTTTATTATGAACCAACTCGTTTGGCATCATTTTATGACTATGAATCTATGGAATATACCCCTGAGATATCTGCGGCGTTAGATATCTACGGTGAAGAATCCACAACTGCTGACCAAAATGGTTACATGTTACAGATTTATTCTGAATCAAAACGAATCAAATCAATTCTTGTTGATTTATTTAACAACGTATTAGATATTAACACCAACTTACCTATGTGGACAAGAAACACTTGTAAGTATGGTGATAACTTTGTTTACTTGAAACTCGACGCTGAGAAAGGTGTTGTAGGTTCAATGCAATTACCAAACATCGAGATTGAACGTCTTGAAAGAGGTATGGCCGCTAAGTCAGCGAATGTTGACGAACCTAAAGAAAACAAAGGTTTACGTTTTAAATGGAAAGCCAAGGATATGGAATTTAATTCTTGGGAAATTGCTCACTTTAGATTGTTAGGTGATGATAGAAAACTTCCTTATGGTACGTCTATGTTAGAAAAGGCAAGACGTATTTGGAAACAACTTTTATTATCTGAAGACGCGATGTTGATTTATAGAACATCAAGAGCACCTGAAAGAAGGGTTTTCAAGGTGTATGTTGGAAACATGGACGACAAAGATGTTGAACCATATGTACAACGTGTTGCTAACAAATTTAAAAGAGACCAAGTGGTTGACTCAAAGACTGGTAATGTCGATATGAGATTTAACCAAATGGCTGTTGACCAAGATTATTTTATCCCTGTTAGAGACCCTGCAGCACCAAGTCCGATTGACACATTACCAGGTGCACAGAACCTAGCGGAGATTGCCGACATCGAATACATCCAAAAGAAATTATTAACAGCTCTTCGTGTCCCTAAGGCGTTCTTAGGTTTTGAAGAAGTTGTTGGTGATGGTAAGAACTTATCCCTTATGGATATTCGATTTGCGAGAACAATTAATAGAATCCAAAAATCGATGATTGCCGAGTTAAACAAAATCGCAATCATTCACCTATTCTTATTAGGTTTTGAGGATGAGTTATCAAACTTTACATTAGCTTTAACAAACCCATCTACACAGGCGGATTTATTAAAGATTGATGTATGGAAAGAAAAATTATTAGCTTATAAAGATGCTGTTACCGCAATCGAAGGTATTGCACCTGTATCTGTAACATGGGCTAAAAAACATATTTTAGGTTTCTCTGATGAAGAGATTAAACTTGACCTACAACAACAACGTATTGAGAAAGCCGTTGGTGCTGAATTAACTAACACTGCAACAATCATTTCTCATACAGGTGTATTTGACAACATTGACAAACTTTACGGTTCTAAATCAGGTTCTACTGAGAACGCAGGAGGAGCCGGAGCACCACCACCTCCAGGTGGAGACATGGGGGGTGACTTAGGGGGTGACTTAGGGGGTGGAGCACCACCGCCGCCACCACCATCAGAAGGTGGAGGTCCTGAATTAGCTCCTGAATCAACAGAACGAGATAACTTAAATATTTTATTAGAATCTGACGGTTTATTTGAGGAAGATTCCTTTATTGATTTATCTAAAGCAAGAAATTCTTTAGGTATTATGGAACAACAATTAAGTAAACTTCTAAAAGATTGATATTTATTATAAAAACACGATGATGAACTTTGGAATTATTAAATCAAGAATAGAACACACTCTTTTAGAATCTTACAAAAAAGGTACTTTTAAAGAGGATATGAAGAACTTTAAAAAATTAGTTTTAGAGAATAAAAACATCTCTAAATTATATTACCTATACGATGATTTATCATCAAACAAAGGACTTCATTCAGAGATAGTTAATGATTACATTAATGAAAGTGTTACCATTTACGAAAACACTTTAAATAAAGTTACAGGTAACGATATTAATAAAATTCTTGGTTGGGTAGGTTCCCCAAAAATTGATAACAGCTACGAAGTTATTGATAATTTGTTCAGTACAAATATCTTAACAATCGAGAACAGAATCCAAAGTAAAAAAATCATTTCTGAAACATTAAAGAAAAAACCTAACGTAGTTAAGGAGTCAGTAAACATTCCTTTAAGTACTATGGTTAATGTTGCAAACAAAACAATTTCTAATTACATAGATTCATTAAACGAATCTGAAAAAGCTGAACTTACTAAATTATTATCTGAAAGTGATGATAAATTAGAGAGTGAGTTTAATGTTGTTAAAGAAAGTGTTATTGGTAAATTAACAGAAATGAAAAATTCTGAATCTGACAAATCAACTCAATCAAGAATTGAGGAGACTTTAAATAAGGTAATTTCGGAAAAGTACGACAAATTATCGTACTTCAAATTGAAGAATCTTAACGAGAATATTTAATCGTTATTTGATTTAAATTTCTTTTGGACGTATTTTGCCTTCATCAGTTGTTGTCTTTTCTTAACTGATTTCTTAACAAATTCCTTACGGTTGTTCAATTCTGAACTCTGTCTTGTCTTTATCACCTTGCTTTTATATATTTTCAAGGCTTTCTCTATACTTGTCGATTTTTCTACTTTTACAATTAACATACTTAGTTATATTAGGTTTTTGACTCTATAAGTAAATATTCGTATATTTTTAAAAAATAAACATGGAAATTATGAGTATTAATGAAAAAAGGGAAAACCTCTCACATTCATGGGTTTAATTTTGCAAAAGTTACCTATGGAACAGTTGACTCGGTTAATTTAAAGTCAATTTATCTAAACATTCAAACTTGGGTGGAACCTATTAAAGAATGTGATAATTGGACTAGGACAGTTCTCAATATGAGCAGAGCCATAAAACACTCCGTATATGAATCCGTTAACACAGACTTGTTTGATAACAAATTTATAGTTGATTTAGATTTACGTTCAAGTGGTATTAGTGAAGGTAAAAAATCATTTATGAATCTTGAAGTTAACTTTTACTTAATCCCCGATGATGTGGATTTTAAATCAAAAGAAATCAAAGACTCACTAAAAAGTATCACACAAAGGATTGTTGATGAGAATTTTATAGGGAACGACTACTTTAATTTTTATTTAACTAAAAAAGGTAAAACAAAAGAAGATTCACTACAATTAGAGAATGTTTGATATTTATTTAGAAAACATTTGATATGAGTTTAAGAATTTTAAATCCTACTGAGACTGGTAAAGGTATTTTAGTAGAATACGATGCAGGATATATATCGCCAACTGAGGAGCATAACGCAACTCTGATTAGAGAATCTAAAGGTATGTTAGACCACTCAAAGCCGTTTGAATTTTACGCGGTTTTACAGAAGTATAACACACCAAACAGAAACGGAAGAATATACCCTGAACGTATTCTAAAAAGAGAAGCTGAGAACTATAAAAAAATGATTGAGAAAGGAGTTGCTCTTTCAGAGTTAAACCACCCTGAATCATCGTTAATTGACCTTGATAGAGTATCTCACGCGATTACGGAGATATGGTGGGAAGGACCTGTGTTAATGGGTAAATTAAAACTATTAACAAGTCCAGGTTTCCACGAGAGAGGTATAGTATCTACCAAAGGTGATATGGCGGCAAACTACTTAAGACAGGGGGTAACATTGGGTATCTCATCAAGAGGGGTTGGGTCACTTAAAAAAGTTGGTGAACAGAATGAAGTACAAGACGATTTTGAATTAATATGTTTTGACTTAGTATCATCACCATCAACACCAGGGGCATATTTATTCAGTCAACCTGAAGAAAGATTTAATTTTGAAGAAAACCTTGAAGAAGAACAAAAAATGAAAGTACAAAGACAAGTTGGTGAAAATGGTAACAAATCACTTGACTTAATGAAAAAGTTGAACGATTATTTAGGGTATTAAAAAATTTAAATTATGGACGAAAAATATTTCATTGCAAAAGTAACCACTGATTTGGTTGACGAGAACTCGGGCAAAATCAAGAAACTAAGAGAAGAGAAGTTGGTTAGAGGATACAATCCTACTGACGTTGAAGCTAAAGTAACTAAAGTTTACGAAAACTACACTCAGGATTGGAGAATCACCGCAATTGTTGAAAGTAAAATTGATGAGGTGATAGATTAAAATAAATTTTAATTTTCAATAATTTAACTAAAAGGGGTCAATTCGACCCCTTTTTTTATTTTTTGCTATTTGGGTAATATTTATATGTAAATAAAAACCCGTTATCAAATCAGTTAAAATTAAAACTTTTTTGATAATGGGAGATATTTATATAACAAAAACAATAAAAAACGCATGGCGAAAGAAAAATCTTTAGTTGAGGAGGCAATCATCCAAATGAAAAATTTGGAAGAAGCTGTTGCCGAGAATGCAAAAGGAATACTTGCTTCTACTATGAAGGAAGAAATCAAAGAACTAGTAAAAGAATCTCTTACTGAACAAGAGGATGAGGTTGAAGTAGATGCTGAAATGGACGAACCTGAAATGATGGAACCTGAAATGGGTGACGACGAAGAAGGTATGGAAATGGATGCTGATAACATCGACGATATGGGTGACGAAGAAGAAGACACCATTGACCTTACAGGTGAAGAAGACGATGACGAAATCTTACGAGTATTTAGTTTGATGGGACCCGAAGATAATATCGTGGTTACCAAAGACGAATCTGGAAACATCAATCTTAAAGATTCTGAAAAAGAATACATGATTGTTGGAGAAGGTGATGACGAGTTTGAGTTTGACATGGACGAGTTAGACGAAGAATGGAACGAGTCTGACGAATTAGACATGATGGAAGATGATAATATTGACGATATCGTATCTAAAGTTTTTGCTGACGATGAAGAAGAGTCTGAAGACGAAGAATTTGAGTTTGAAGATGAATTTGAAATGGAAGAGCAAGGAGAAGATGATATGGGTGTTGAAGATGATGATATCATTTATGAAATCGAATTTGATTCTGAAGAAGGTTCTGACGAAGAACTTGACGAAATGTATGACGACGAACTTGAAGAAGAATACGAAGAAGGTGAAGACGTTATGGAGTCTAAAATGACCGTAAAACCTAAGGGTGTCGGAATGGGTTCACCAAACAAAAAAATATATTCAAACAAACCTAACATGGAGGGTGGCTTTAAAACTGTTAAGAAAAAAGCTGACAAGACTATGGGTACAGGTAAAGCTAAGTTTGAATACAAAGAAGGAGAGAACCTTGACGGTAAAATGAAAAACGTTAAAAAGGTCGAGACAAAAGAAGCATCAAGAACTTTAGGTGCTGGTTCTAACTTTAGAAAGGGTGGTTTACCAAAACCAAGAGCTCACTCTAAAGCAAACACCGCGATTAAAGAAAATGTAGATGCTACAGAATTACACGTTCTTAGAGAAAAAAATGAAGAGTACAGAAAAGCACTTAACGTGTTTAGAAATAAATTAAACGAAGTAGCAGTATTCAATTCTAATTTGGCTTACGCAACTCGTTTGTTTACTGAACATTCAACATCTAAACAAGAGAAAATTAACATCTTGAGAAGATTTGATAGTGTTGAGACTCTTAAAGAATCTAAGAATCTTTACAAGTCAATCAAAGAAGAACTTTCAACTACGACTAATAACAATCAATCTATTAATGAATCAATTGAACGTAAAATTGAAAACGTACAATCTACAGGTTCATCAATTAATTTGATTGAGTCTAAAACTTATGAAAATCCTCAATTCTTAAGAATGAAAGACTTAATGGCTAAATTAAAATAAAAATAAACTAAAAAATAAAAACAAAAAAATACTAAAATGGGAGCATTATTAGAATCAGGTCTTGTTGGTAACATCGGTCTTAAGCACCTTAAAGTTATCAAAGAAGATACTATCAACAAATGGGATAAATTAGGATTCCTAGAAGGTCTTAACGGCCACCTAAAAGAAAACGTAGCTCAGTTATATGAAAACCAAGCTTCTTTCTTAATTAACGAGGCAACTGCTGACGGTTCATCAGGTTCATTCGAAACTGTTGTATTCCCAATCGTTAGACGTGTTTTCTCTAAATTGTTAGCAAACGACATCGTTTCTGTACAAGCTATGAACTTACCTATCGGTAAATTGTTCTACTTTGTACCTAAAATTCAAGGTTACTCAGGCGGTACTGCAACACAAAGTGGTGAGCACTACGCACCTGTAGGTTCTCCAGGTAACTACCCTGGTAATCCTAACGCAGGTTACACTGGAGCAGGAGCTTTCCAAAAAAATCTTTACGATTTATTCTACGAAGGTAACGAACCAGCTTTAGACCCACCAGGATTATTTGACTACTCTAAAGGACGTTGGTCAGCTATTACTGCAAACACAGTAATCCAAGCTTGGCAAGGTAGTTCTTTAGTGAACGCAGAAATCGGTGAAGGTGAAATTATCCCTTCAGGTAACACAAGAAAAGTTATCGTTAAATTATGTGGTTTCGCACAAGCAGGTACTGGTAAAATGATTGGTCCTGATGGTTCAGAAATTGACACTGAGTCTTTCTTATCTGACTT